TGGAGTTTCATCTCCTTTTAAGATATATGTTCTATCTTTTATCTCCCATTTAGGGGCTGTTTGTTGTTTTGTCTTTGACATAATATAATATAATATAATTAAAAAAATAAAGGGCTAGGCGCCGAAGCGCCTAACTCTTTAAAGCAATGTTAAGCTTGGAACAATACGAAATTGTTAGCAGCTTGAGTAATTAAACATCTTTCAGATAACCAGTTAACGATCATCGAGTCAAGTTCAGAAGTATATGCGCCACCAGCAGTACCAGTAACCCAGTTTTTATATCTTCTGTCATCTCCTTGAGAAGCTCTGTATCTAACGTGCAAGAATGGTCTTCTAATGTTTGTACCAAGAATTTGATCATAAACAGTTGAAGTTCCAGCAGGTATCAATACACCATCAATATTAGAAACGCTAACAGCACCTCTAGTTGAAGCATCATTTAGATATTTCCAGCTAGTTTTGTAGAAGTCATAAGAACCTCTTCTAAAACCAGAGAAACCTAAATTAAGAGCCATGTCTTCAGAGTTTTCAAAAATACCATAAGCAACTCCACCAGAAGGTCCGCTAGAAATCTGCGCAAGCATGTCATCAAAATCTAAATCCATATCTCTATTTAAGAAAAGCATGTTTTCTTCGATAGCACCCTGAGTGTCAAGATTTTTAAGTACTTGATCAAAATCAGAAATACCAGTACCACCAGAATATCCAGTCATAACGTTACCTCTTTGTTGAATAGCAGCAAAAAGACCTTGTGTACCATGTGCGTTAATAGCAGCGGTAAATCCTGGAACGTTTCCAGCAGCAGCTTGAGCAGCAAAACTTACACCTCCAGCACCAGTAGCTAGTTCACCTTCAATCATTGCCATTTCTAAATAGTCATCAAATCTTAGTCTTGTTTCAGACTCAGACTTTAAATACCATAAGTATCCTGATGTACCATCTTCTGTAGCAACTTCTACCCAACCGATTTGAGCCATATCAGATCCATTAATTTGGTATCTATCTTTTATGATAATTGGTTGGTTGTTAAATTGAGTAAACTGTGGTTGAACAGAAAAGTTTCCACTCGCAGTTCCTTTTGCAAATAACGAACCATAAACAAATAGTTTTAATCCGTTATTAGCAATTCCTAAAGCATCCCAGTTAGCAACTGTAAATGGATAAGCTGTAACGTTAGTAGTTACACCAGCACCACCAGCTACAGCACCTACAATACCTTTTACAGTAACACCAGTTAATGGGTTCATTACTACAATTGTATCGTTAGGAGCTATTGCATTTTGAATAGTTCCAGCATTTGTTGGAATGTTGAAAATAGCTGTTCCTGCACCAGGTCCAACTAAGTTAACGTTATTGTAAGATATATGTAATCTATTTTGTTCAGACCATATAACCTGATCAGACGTCATTGGCATTTCAGCGCCAACCATACGTAAAAATCCGTTTAATGTTCTGTTTCCGTATCTTTCTACCTCTTGTTCGTAGATTTCAGGAAGATACTGTTGAGCGAAATCATTTGCACCACCTGCAAAATTCAGGTAGTTGTTTTGTAACGCAAGTTGAGTTTGAGAAGGAATTACCGCCCCAAACACAGGATTAATTTGTCCCATAATTAAGTTTTAGTTTTTAGTTAAATTTTCTTGTTTTAATCTTAAGTTTTGAAGAATCCATACCGCTTATTGCTCTAACTTTTAATCCATTAACAAAAACATCACTAGGCGGATTTTGCCTAGGTTCAGTTTGAATGTTTTTAGATTTTGCAACAAGATCTTTAGTGGCATCGGATTTACCTTGCTCATAAAAATGTTGTGCAATATTATCTGCATGTTCTGCGGCATACATAGCTTTGTGATAACCTTTTACATCCGTCACATCTCCTTTATCATTTAAGAACTTCTTAATTATGTTAGAAATATTTGACTGTTTGTCAGCAACTTCACTTGGACTTTTAACCCCGTATCTAAATTTTTTTTCTCCAATATTGAAATCAAAACCTTTGAATTCTTTAGAGAAATACTCATTAGTATTACTTTTGAATGCCTCGTGTTGTTTCACTGCTACGTTTTGCTCTTCGTTGTAGCGGTTGAAAAAATCCATAGCCTTTTGTTGATCTTGAGTAACGCCCGGTCTCAACTTGATCTCGTCGTAATATTTACTCTTTAAATCTTCTAAATGGTTTTTAGCTTTTGCAACCTCTTCTTTGTAAGCGAGTTTAGTTTTTCTTATTACCCGCTCTTCATCTAGTTCTTCATCCCAAGAAAAATTATCTTCTATTAAGAAGTTTATTTCTTCAGAATCTAAATGTGATTTTGTTTGTTTATAATATTCTTTTAATAATGTATCATTATCTACATTAGAATAATCTGCATTTAATCTTACATAATCCTCTAATGTTCCACCAGTTTCTTTCATAAAGTCTACGACTTTTTCAATGTTTTCTGGTAAAGAAGCTACTTCTCTAATTTCTTCTGGAGTAGGTGCTTCCATGTGTTCTTCAAGCTTTTCTCCTAATTCTACTATTTCTTCAGCAACTTTTTCTTCTGTTACCTCTTCAATTATTTCTTGAATAGGAGTAATTTCATCGGGCTTTTGCTCGGGTTCTCCTCCTTTAACTTCCACCTTCGGTATATCTCCGGATGATTTATCATCAGGTATTGTTTCTGCTTTTCGCTCTTGAACGGCAACTGGTTCTGTTTTAGGTTTTGATAAATCTATTTTTATAGGTTTATCTTCTTTAGAAAGTTGTTTAGGTTTTTTAACCTTAAAAGTACCCTCTTGTTTTACTTCTTCTTTGATTTTTGACATAATATAATATAAAAATTAATAAAATTGTTTTATGATAATAAAGGTATATTCATACCACCACCTTCAAAATCTGTAGGTGGAAGATCATCTTGGCGCTGTTGAATCATTTTAGATTGCTGCGTTGCTTGTAATTCAGTCCGTTTGTCTTTACGGTCTTCTATTTGTTTTTCTTTTTGTTTTTGAGCATCAACCTCCATTTGTTTTAATTTGGTATCATACTCAAATTCTTTTGCCATCAGCTGTTGTTTTATTTCTAACTCTGATTGCATTCTTTGTATTTCCATTTGAGATTTAGCTTGTTCAATTTGAATTTGTGTTTGAGCTAAAGCTTGTTGTTTTTCAACCTCTTGCATTGCAGCGGCTTCAGTAGCCTGCTGGTTAGCCTCTGATTGTGATTGAATTTGTTGCTGTTGACTTGCTTGATCTTTTTCTTGTTTTTTAGTTCTTTTATATTTTAAAACTTGATTAGCTAATTGTAAGTTTTTTATTTCTCTAAGATCAATAGCATCTTCTAAAAATATTTGTTGTTGTTGTAGAGCCATTTGTATATTTTGCTCTAACATAGCTTTTTCTTCTTCTTCAGGTTCTAATTCTAAATAAACTCCAAAGTCATATAGATGTAAGTTTTTAATTTCTTCTAGTGTAGCTGTATTAAATTTACCTATACTAGCTTTTAAAGCATTGTCGGTCAAAGCAAATTCTAACATATCTGACACTCTTAATGAAATATTTTCACATGTTCTCAATGTTAAAAATAAACTAGCATTTAATATATGTTTAGTAGCTGTGTTCGAAGCATTGGCAGCCATTTTTTGCAATCCGACTAATGCGTCTTTGTCTGGTAAACTGCCATCTCTTGCTTCATTAAGACCTGTTACATCTCTTATCATTTGTAAATAATATTGATAAGTATTTATTAATGATCCAATTTTGCCATTAGCACTAGATGTTTGTAATTCTTGTATAGGTACTTTACCTCTGTTAGGATCACCATCTTGTGTTAAACTTCTACCAACTATACTACCGGTTTGAAAATACATGTTTAAAGCTTCTTGCGGATTATAATTAGTACCATTACCTAAATCAACTTCTGCTAAACCATCGACATCTACAAAAACACCGTCTGGAACCATTTTAGCTATAACTTGTTGAAGCTTTAATGATGTTAACTGTATCATGTCAGCAAAACCTGTAATACGATTAACTAAAGAATCTATACGACCTTGGTACATATGAGGTGCAACAATATTGTAATTCATGTTAACTTTAGTTAAATCACTACTAGGTCTAGTCATATTAGTTGCCATCTTCCAATCTAACATTTGTTCTACACCCATTACTTTGCAACCCGTAAACAATACTTCTATACTTCGAGAAACTCTATCAAAATTATCGCTTGGTGGTGGATTAAAAAAATCTTCTTTTTCTAAAGTTTTTTCTAACCCTTGCTCAGTTCTTTTTATTTTAAATACCTGATCAATATATGTTTTGTATTCAAAATATAAAACCTGAACTAAATCATTATCCATATTAGGTTTTCTTAAATAACCTTCACGACCAGGATACTTTTGTATTTTTAACATATCTTCAGAACTTAATTCTGGAAATTGTTTTTTAAGTTCAGGTAAACTTAATGATTTTATTTCACCTACATAATAAAGATCTTGAAAATTAGGATCATTTGTATAAGACCAAACTAGGTTAGCAGGGTTTACATAATCTATAGTAACACCTTCTGATTTGTTAAAATTAGTTTTACAAGCACCTATACCTATTGTTACAATGTCTTCAGTTAATCTTTTATTAATTAATTCGTATTTATTAAAATCTAAAACATTATTAATAACTTCTTCTTCGGCAATTTCCACAGACTGCTTATAGTTTAATTGCATGTGAACTTCTAGTTCTTCTCTTGATTGAGGTAGATTAGAAGGATCTGCGGTAGAATAAACGTTTACACCAATATTTTGTTGTATACTATCAATAAGAGGTTTTGACATCATATCTCTCATTATTGAATTAGCATAGCTAGTTCTTTGTTTTAACGAGTAAGGATCTTGAGCATAAGCTTTTATATCATAATTTTTAGACGATATACCATTAACAACTATATCTACAAATTTAGGTATAATTGGAACTGGTTTCCAGTCTAAATTTAAATAAGATAAATCACCATTGATAGATAATTCATCTTTATATTTTTGAACAGGTTGCTCTGCTCTTGCATATAACCTAAGTCTATTAAAATTTTGATAACCTGTATGCCATCTACTACTATTAACTCTTCCACCTCTAAACCACTCATGCTCAATAGCTTGTGCAACTTTCAAGCCGTATTCTAAACTAAGCTTTTCCGACAAAGGTACCACCTGAGATGGGAAAGAACTATTAGTACTTGTGTTAATCATTTATTAATTATTTGTGAATTCATACCTTTGTTGTTATATTTTTTAAAGCCTAAATTTACTTTTTCTTTTATAACTTCGTTAATAGGTCTATATTTATTTTTATTACAAGCCATTATTGCTAGGCCAGAACTAATAGAAGCATCATGCTTAGTTCTATTGTTTATATCAAATGCAGCCCAGTCTTCTAATGTTTTCTGAAAATACATTGTGCCATATTGTTCGTTGTTGTAACCTACAAAACTTTCAACATAAGCTTCAATAGCTGCAGCATGAGCCTGCTTTACATCTTCACTTGAATTAGGTATACCACCTATTTCTTTTTCAGCAACTGATAATTTGAATAAAGTTTTATCAGGTCTATTCATAGAATAAGATCTATAACCCCTACGTTTTAAATAATACAATAATCTTGGTTTATTATTTTCTGCTAGTATTGGCATACCATAAAAATGTAAAGCCATAAGAACGTCTTCAAAAAATATTTCTGCAGTTGGTGGTCTAGATATATATTCTAAAAAAAATAAATTTGCTGGACAGTTGTCCATTGTAAATTTAGTTAAACCGTGTAAAGATCCTTTTGAACCTCTACCATCTACGGTTCCAGATATATCATAGCTATCGCACCCAAAAGCGCCCATATGATCATTAGCAGGATATTTTCTACCATTTTTTACTATATATCTATTTTGTTGTTCTACATCAGGAACCCAAGATATTAAAAACCTACCGGTTTTAGAAGGTGAAAACTGTACCTTACTATCTTTTATACCATCTGCCCACTGAAAATTACCTTGTGTAACAACGTTTGTATTTTTTAAATCTTCATTATAATCTATTTGTTCATAGATTTTAGTTAAATTAAATAAAGATTGTTTTGTTTCATCTCTGAACGCGTGTTTTTCCGT